ATGATAATGTTAGAAAATCTATAGAACAAGGGCAACCCGTAGAAAAATTATTTATGAACATGGGTAGCTATGCTGAGAAAAGTGATTATCCACAATTCTTAAATACAGTTTACAGAACTAGAGTTAATGAAATATTAAATCCAATATTACCTAAAAGAAAACCTTTAAATGCACAAATGGAAGGATTAAATTAATGGCAGATATATATAAACAAACTGCAAATGTGCTTGGTATGGATGAATATCTCAGTGCATATAGAACAAAACCAACAGATACTACACCATCATTACAAATTTTATTACAAGATTTAGGTTATGATTTTACAAGAGATGATAATAATAACATTGTTGGTATGCAAAAAAGTCCTGATCCTAATTTACCTAAACTAACAAGTGTGTTAGATGCTTATAGACATGCAGCATTTTCAGCAGTCGAGGCAAACAAGAGAGGATCTATAACTGCTGGAGCAATGGGATATGGAAAAGAAGGTATGGATGCTTTAAAATTTGGTAAAGGTCTTATAACAGGTAGAAATGAAATAGGAAACATACCTAAATATATGCAAGCATCAGGTGCAGATATATATAACAATAAAATTGGTAGAAAATTTAGTGCTACAAAATCTGATGCATTAAAAGAATTAAATAAAGTATTTATAAATCAATTAAGTAGAATGAAAGAAGAAGGTCCAAATTATAAATTTCAAGAAAACGTAGATTTTAAATTTGTTGATCAAAGTTATTAAAAAAGGGAGAGCCTAACTTAATAGACTCCCCCGCAGGCAACACAAGACTTCCTGATTTTTAATCAGGAGGTCTTTTTTTTTGGTCGTAACGATAAAGGCTTCTATCACCCCATCGTTTCTGCCAAAACCAAGTACTCAACGAACTAGCATATCCTTCTAGTTTATCCATAACTTTGTTATGCCAAAAGTAATATCTAAACTTTTTGTATAAGTTGTTTAATATCATCTTGTAATTTTTTTCCTACAGCATTAGCATGATTAATAACAGCAGCACATAAGTTTCCATGATATGGATATCCCTTTAGTGCATCTCGAATTTTACCTACAGGTTTACCACCATAGTCAATGACTATAGCATTCTCTTTATTTAAACCTATTTTTAATTCAAATAATATTCCAGTGTATTTATCTAAATTATTTTTTTCCGTCATTGCTATTGCCCTCACTGGATTGTGGTGTTAAGGTAGATAAACTGTTCATAAGTTTTACTACTTCAGCATATGGTCTAGACATTAAATATCTCATAATATCCATAAGTTGTTCAGAACTTATAGTATAAGTTCTAGGGTTTGGTTGTTGTTCTTTCTTTTTTTCTTTCTCCATCTATCCTCCTATATTAAAATGGTATGTCATCATAATCAAAATGCTTTTTAAGTGTATCTAAATTTTCTTGTGCATTTGATATTTTAGTTAATAGCTTATCCAACTCTTGTATATGTTGAGGATGTTCCCCAATACCTACAGAATTATCAAAGTATATTTCGGCTGTTGCTGTAGCTTCTGCTATTGCAGCTTCATATTTTCTAGCCAGTGCTTTTACTAAATTTTTTCTTGTGCTCATTCTGCTCCTCTAAATTGATAGTATTTATCTTCAATAAGATCTTCATCTAATAGATATGGATTATCTCTACCCTTTTTATTAAACTCTGTTCTTAAATCTCTTATGGTTTGATTAAGTGTTCTTCCTAAATTTAAAGAATGACAAACCATATCTTCAACCTCAATCAATGCTTGCTTAATTGCTCCCATCTTGATCCTCCTTCAATTGCTCATCCTCTTTTAATTGTTTATTTAAATGATTAACTTCATCTTGCATATGAATCATAACTTCTTGTAAAGCTAATATCCTACCAAGTTTTTCCATTACTTGTCCGTGTGTTAACATGTGACCTCCTTTATTAGTCTGTTTAAATACCATTGTGCTTTTTGTAGATCTTCTAAAGGTTCCCCTTTAAATTTATACCTAGAAACATATTTTAAAACGTTCCCCTTTAGGTACCCATGATACTCATCATTGGTCATACAATCTTGTATTACATCAATAGTTTCTTTTTTACCATACTTATAATGCGATGGTGAATTAACATTATCGTCTGCCATATTTCCTCCTAATAGAATTGTATTCTATCATCTCAAGATCGTATTCACCTTTGTGAACATTACGTTTAACTACAAGACCTGTCCACCACATTTGTTGAGTAGCCTTAGCATAATTTTCTTTATGATGCAAATAACATCCTGCAGATAATCCCATAAGTTTTCTACCTGATGGTAAGGCACACATTGCATAATCAAATGTATGTATATGTCCTACAGTAGAAGATACTTTATTTTTTAGTAAGAGAGAACGAGCAATGTTGTCCCCACTAATAGGCTTACCCATAACCCCAGTAGGATAATTGTGACAATAATATACACCATCGACCACAACAGGTTCTTGGTATGGATATACTTCCCAACCATATTGTTTAAATTTAAAATCATCTGTACTAATTGTGCCTTCAAGTTCGGGTATTTCATCTACTGTTCTATCTATCCTATCTTCGTGATTACCAAGTAGCATGATTTTTCTTGGTCGTCTCCCATTGAGACCTTTGTTAAATTTATTCAATGCATCATGAGCATGATCTATATCTTTTTTATATCTTCTACCTTCAAAGGATTTTTTACCTTTATCATAACTAGATAGTGAATCCATACTTGCAAAGTCTCCCATACAAATAATAGTATTCGGCTTTAGATCTCGAGCAAATTTTCCTGCCCATAAAAATCTATCATTGCTTGCTTTTGGGGTACAATGAGGATCCCCTATTACTAAGTGTGTTGCCATTAGTTTAACTCCTTATCACGTTTCTGTTTTAAGAATTCAAGAAAATCAATTACATTATCATCGTCATCAAACTCTGCTACTGCACTGATTGTTAGATCTTTTCCTTCTTTTTTTTTATCATCAGCAAATCCACGAAGTCCCCATAGAAACGTTGAATGAGGGTCAGTAGTTGCCATCTTTATCATACCTCTAGATATTGTAGAGCATAATTCATATTGTTCTGTAGTCATTTTAGTTTTACTATCCATAATTATTCCACATGTAAAGCCACTTTCCCATGGACTAACTAAAACTTTAATAGAGTTAATTAACATTGATTTATTATCTTTTTTCTTAGTCATTATAATTTAAAGTATTTATGATCATAGGGTACAACTTTCCACTCAACAGATTTTTTAAACTTATTTCTCTTTGCATAATCAATTGCTTCTTTTTCTGAGTCCCATATTTCATTTGTAAATATTCTCCAGTTATCATTATCTTTCATTATCAAACAATACATTTTAAGTAAAGGCAGGTGCTAGACCCCTCAAAACTAACACCCACCCAGTTACGCAAACTCTTCCTCCTTTTTAGGATTATTAACTTCCGTATACCAAACCCATTTAGGGTTCTTACCTTTTGATTGCTGTTGTGGTAACAACTGCAATTTACTTCCCCAACAAGGAAGTTTGTATGGGCAGAACGAACATGCAAAGCCCAAAACTTTATTACCTGTGGGTTTACTTCTAAATGTTTCTTCCACAGCTTCATAATTTCTTTTAAAAGGTACACCATCTTGTAATGCTTTAAAATTTTCTTTAGCTTTATCTAAAGCTACTTTCTTATATTCATCGTGTAGTGCAGGTGTTTCACATACTGTCCACTCACCAGTAGATTTGTTAATAGCTATCCACCCACCAAAGTCTTTGCCCTGACCTTCGCTATATAAAAATCCTTGTGACGCATAGCCAAAGGTATCATCTTTAACAACCTCATTAAAACCACCTTCTTCTCCAAACTTTTTTTCAAAAGAATATGGTGAGGCACTTTTAATATCCCATATTTTTTTATTAATCTCAACGTCTTGTCTTCCTTCAATTTTGTTCTCCCCAAATTTATATACAACTTTTTTCTGTTCATTCTCTACAACTACTCCTGCTGATTTCATAATAAATAAAGCTAATGCTTCTATAAGATCACCAAATGTATTTCTCATCTTAACATTATAGGGTTGTCCTTCTCCCTTTATACCCTTAGCTTCCATTTGTAATTGACACAATGGTCTACCAATATTAGACATTCTAGGTTCAAACTTAGATCGTCTGTCCTCGGTAAACTGCTTGAGTAAGGCGTTTTTACACGCCTCACCAAACTCCTCCACAAGTTTTTTGTCTACTTGGGTAGGACCCTTTGATACATTATCAAGATACTTCTGTACTTTAATAAGTATATCGTTCATTAACTAGCCAACACTTTTTCAGGTGATTCATCACCAAGATCTTTTACAATCTCAGCATCCATATTATCAGAACCATTTACTTTTTTAGTCTTTGCACTATTATATAGTCCAGCAACTTCTAAGTTTTCTGCATCAATAGATTCTTGAAATACCTTTAGAGTATCCATATCAGTATCAGATAACTGTAAATTAGCATCAGCATTTACAGCTATTTCGGGTACGTAAAATACATTACTACCTTTCTTCTGCCTTTTAGTATCAATGTTAAGTAAAGTATTAAACATAAGTTTCTTTCTTTTCTTTAATTGATCTAACGCAGCACTAACAGGTGAGAATGCTGTACCTGTAACTCTATAAAGCACGGGTAAGTTTTCTACATTGTGTTCTTTACCTTGTGCAGTTTTACCATTCTTAAATGATAACAAACCATACACAAGTTTATAACACCTGATAGTTCTTTGTTGTTCTTGCTGTTCAGGAGTAAGATTAGATCTTTCTTTAAAAGATATCTTACCACATCTTGTACCACCTAATATATCAATAGCTTCTTCTTTCCAGCTTTTGAATATAATAGATCTGTTTACATACTCACCTTTTACAGCATCGTAATGCATATATTGCATTGCACTTATGAATGGTCTAAATGTAACTGGCTTACCAAAAACATTCTGACCTACATTTGAATCATAAGTATAGAAGTGACCAACTGGTAATTGATTACCATCGTCATCT